ATCCCGGCCAGGTCTCCGGCGGCCAGAAGCAGCGCATCGCCATCGTCCGTGCCCTGATGATGAAGCCCAAAATGATGCTCTTTGATGAACCCACCTCCGCACTGGATCCGGAGATGGTGGGGGAAGTGCTGGAGGTCATGAAGGAGCTGGCAGCGGCTGGTATGACCATGGCCGTGGTCACCCATGAGATGGGCTTTGCCCGCGAGGTGGCCACCCGTGTCCTGTTCATGGACGGCGGCGGCATCCTGGAGCAGGGAACCCCACAGGAGCTATTCTCTAACCCGAAAAATCCCAGAACCCAAGAATTTTTATCCAAGGTTCTGTGAGGCACCTGGTGTCCGCCACAGACAGACCTGCGCACTGCTTGCAGGTCTGTTTTGGCAAGCAATCATAATCTGTCAGCGCAGAGAGAACGGTTTGGACAGGAAAAGGGGATACCGAAAAGGATTCCTCGTTTTTTCCTCACATTCCAGCCGAAAACATAAGATTGAGCAGAAATGACCAAAATCATGAAAGCAATTTGTGCGCTCGCTGATTGCAAAAGTTTGCAATAGACTATTGCAAAAGTCTTTTCTCTGCGGTACAATATATCTGCACCACTAAATTTTTTATTCAACACGCCGTCTGCGGAGTTCGGCGTGTCGGTAAAAGGAGTAAATGATTCAAATGGGTAAGAAGAAAATCAAGAAAGTATTGGTCGCCAACCGAGGCGAGATCGCGATTCGTATCTTCCGAGCCTGTGCTGACCTGGGTCTGCACACCGTCGCGATGTACTCCAAGGAAGACGTGTATAGCTCTTTCCGTTCCAAGGCGGATGAGGCGTACCAGATTGGCGAGCAGCTGGGCCCCGTTGGCGCCTATCTGAACATTGACCTGATCATCGACCTGGCCAAAAAGCGCGGTGTCGATGCCATCCATCCCGGCTACGGCTTCCTGGCGGAAAATGCGGACTTTGCCCGTGCCTGCGAAGCAAACGGCATCATCTTCATCGGCCCCCCCTCCGACGTTCTGGAGCAGATGGGTGACAAGCTCAAGGCCAAAGAGATCGCCATCAGCTGCGGCGTTCCCATCATCCCCGGCAGCACCGAACCCCTGAAGGACGGCGAAGAAGCGCTGGCAAAGGCCATCGAGTTTGGCTTCCCCATCATCCTCAAGGCGGCAGCCGGCGGCGGCGGCCGTGGTATGCGTCGCTGCGACAAGCCTGAAGAAGTCGTGGCAGCCTATGACATGGTTCACAGCGAAGCCCTGAAGGCGTTCGGCAACGGCGACATCTTCATTGAAAAGTTCCTGGAACGTCCCAAGCACATTGAGATCCAGGTTCTGGCTGACCAGTACGGCAATGTCGTCCACCTGTTCGAGCGTGACTGCTCTTTGCAGCGCCGTTACCAGAAGGTCGTGGAATACACCCCCGCTTTCTCTGTGGATCAGTCCATCCGCAACGCCCTGTATGAAGACGCCATCAAGATCTCCAAGGCCGTTGGCTTCGTCAACGCCGGTACCCTGGAATTCCTGGTGGACAGCAAGGGCAACCATTACTTCATCGAGATGAACCCCCGTATCCAGGTGGAACATACCGTCACTGAAATGGTCACCGGCATCGACCTGGTTCGTTCCCAGATCCTCATTGCGGAAGGCCGTCCCCTGAGCGATCCCGCCATTGGCATCTCCAGCCAGGCTGACGTGACCACCCGCGGCTACTCCATCCAGTGCCGTGTCACCACCGAGGATCCTGCCAACAACTTTGCACCGGACACCGGTAAGATCACCGCTTATCGTACCAGCGGCGGTTTCGGCATCCGTCTGGACGCAGGCAACACCTATGTGGGCGCAGAGATCTCTCCCTACTACGACAGCCTGCTGGTTAAGATCACCACCCTGGACAACACCTTTGAGGGCGCTTGCCGCAAGGCACTGCGTGCCCTGAGTGAGACCAGAATCCGCGGCGTCAAGACCAACATCTCCTTCGTCAGCAACATCCTGTCCAATCCGGTCTTCCAGGCTGGCCAGTGCTATACCAAGTTCATTGATGACACGCCTGAGCTGTTCACCATCAGCCAGTCTCAGAACCGTGCCAACAAGATGCTGGAATACATCGGCAACATCGTTGTCAATGACCCCACCGCAGGTCAGAAGCTGTATGAGACGCCCCGCTTCCCTGACGTACCCGAAGGGGATCCCAAGCCCGGCCTGAAGCAGTACCTGGATCAGAACGGCCCCGAAGCTCTGAGCAAGTGGGTGCTGGATCAGAAGAAGCTGCTGGTCACTGACACCACCTGCCGTGACGCCCATCAGAGCCTGCTGGCCACCCGTATGCGTACCCGTGATATGGTCAAGTGCGCACCGGCTATGGCTAAGATCCTGGCAGACTGCTTCTCCCTGGAGATGTGGGGCGGCGCTACCTTCGATGTGGCATACCGTTTCCTGAACGAATCTCCCTGGGAACGTCTGGATTGGCTCCGTCGTGAGATCCCCAATATCCCCTTCCAGATGCTGCTGCGCGGCTCCAACACCGTGGGCTACACCAGCTATCCCGATAACGTCGTCCGTGAATTCGTCCGTCTGTCCGCCGAGGGCGGCATTGACGTGTTCCGTATCTTCGACTCCCTGAACTGGCTGCCCAGCATGGAAGTCGCCATTGACGAAGCTCTGAAGCAGAACAAGTTCGTAGAAGGCACCATCTGCTACACTGGCGAGATTACCGATACTTCTCGTAACTACACCTTGAAGTACTATGTTGACATGGCCAAGGAACTGCAAAAGATGGGCTGCCACTCCATCGCCATCAAGGATATGTCCGGCCTGCTCAAGCCTTACTCCGCAAAGGTTTTGGTCTCCGGCCTGAAGGACGCTCTGGATATCCCCATCCACCTGCACACCCACGACACCACCGGCAACCAGGTGGCCACCACCCTGATGGCAGCCGAAGCCGGCGTGGACATCGCAGACCTTGCCATCTCCTCCATGAGCTCCCTGACCAGCCAGCCCTCTATGAACGCTGTGGTCGCCGCTCTGGAAGGACAGGAACGGGATACCGGCCTGAGCCTGATGGATCTGCAGAAGCTGACCGATTACTGGGCAGACGTCCGGGAACGCTATGTGGACTTCGAGTCCGACCTGAAGACGCCTGTCACCGATATCTATCGTTACGAGATTCCTGGCGGTCAGTATACCAACCTGAAGCCGCAGGTGGAGAGCCTGAACCTGGGGCACCGTTTCCTGGAAGTCAAGGAAATGTACAAGAAGGTCAACGATATGCTGGGCGACATCGTCAAGGTCACTCCCTCCTCCAAGATGGTGGGCGACCTGGCCATCTTCATGGTGCAGAACGACTTGACCCCCGAAAACATCGTGGAAAAGGGCGCAGCTCTGAGCTATCCTGACTCCGTTGTCAGCTACTTCAAGGGCATGATGGGTCAGCCTGCATGGGGCTTCCCCAAGGATCTGCAAAAGATCGTCCTGAAGGGCGAAGAACCCATCTCCGTCCGTCCCGGCGCCCTGCTGCCTCCCGCTGACTTCGAGGCTGCTAAGGAACACCTGCGCAAGGTCTGCGGCTATGAACCTTCTGAGCGTGACGTCATTTCCTGGCTGACCTATCCGAAGGTGCTGGAGGACTACTTCAAGAACCGTGCGGAATACGGCTACATCACCCGTTTGGGCAGCCATGTGTACTTCCACGGTCTGGCAGTGGGCGAGACCAACCGCGTCAACATCGAAGACGGCAAGACGCTGGTCATCAAGTACCTGGGTCTGGGCGATGCCAACGAAGACGGCACCCGTGTGGTTCAGTTCGAGCTGAACGGTATGCGCCGTGAGATCAACGTCCAGGATAAGCACGCCAAGGCTTCCGTCCACGCAGTGGAAAAGGCCGATCCTGACGATGTGATGCAGGTCGGTGCTTCCATCCCCGGCGCAGTCAGCAAGGTGCTGGTGAAGAAGGGCGATGCAGTGAAGGAAAACGACGTCCTGCTCATCATCGAAGCCATGAAGATGGAGACCAGCGTGGTCGCCCGTGCAGATGGCGTTGTCAGCGACATCAAGGTGGAAGCAGGCGACAGTGTGGTTGCCGGTCAGCTGCTGATGAAGCTGAAGAAAGCAGAGGACGAAGACTGAGGTTTTCTGACGCACATCCAAACTTGTCCCCAATAAATCATACCGGCAGCGGTTTCTGCTGCCGGTATTTTTTTGGGGGATTCCCTTATTCCAATTTGTCCTCCTCTTTCCCGCCGCTCCGGCGGTAGACCTGCACGGCCTCTGTCGTAGGGTCATACAGAGCCAGGAACACATCCGCTGCCTGACAGCCTTGGGCGGCCAGTATGTGTTCCAGCCAGGGACGATCTTTGCCCGTTCCCGTCAGATTTTCCTCCATCACCTTGCCGTCCAGAATGACATTCACCAGAAGGGTGCTCTGCTCCACCGCTCGATCTAGGTCAAAGGGGGTGGCGGGGCGGTAAGGACTGGCAGGGAGGATGCTGAGCATCCCATTGGGTTCAAAGAGCACTGCCTCCAGCTGGGACAGGTCGAAGTATCCGGCTAGGCGGCACTGCATCAAGAACTCGTTCAAATCTAGCTTGGCACGGTGGAAATTCTGATCCAGCAGCTGCCCGTTTTCATACAGTGGAATGGGCGTTCCAGTGATGAGCCGCCGCGCTTGGATGGAGCGATCCGTGGCCAGGGAGAGCAGGAAGGTGGCCAGGCCGTAAATGACCAGGGCAATGGCCCACTGCCAGAATTCCTTTCCCCAGGATGCAGCCAGCTCGGCGGCGATGGAGCCGATGGTAATGCCGTTGATATAGTCGAACATAGAAAGCTGGTTCATCTGCCGGCAGCCCAGCAGCTTGGTGATGAGAAAGAGGGCGAGGATGGAGAACAGAGAAGCCAAAATAACATGGGCGTATTCCATTTACAAAACCTCCTGAATGGCATAAAATCAGTATGGACAGAAGGCGTTGGATTTATGAAACAGAAAGGAATTATCATGTCATGGCACAGTACATTTTTTTTGACTTAGACGGCACCCTCACGGATTCCGGCCCCGGTATCATCCATTCCGTTCTCTACGCCTTGGAGCGGATGGGACGGCCGGAGCCGGACGTGGAAAAGGTGCGCCGTACCTTCATCGGCCCGCCCTTGACCGTCTCTTTCCACAGCCTGTACGGCTATACCCCTCAGCAGTGTCAGCAGGCCATCGCCTATTTTCGGGAGGATTACAACCACAAGGGCATCTACAACAACCGCCCTTACGATGGCATCCCAGAGCTGCTCCATGACCTGAAGGCGGCGGGGAAGACCTTGGCGGTGGCGACCTCCAAACCTTACCAACTGGCAGAGCGGGTGCTGGAGCACTTTGACCTGCGGCAGTACTTCGACCTGGTCTGCGGCGGCAGCATGGACGAGACTCGGAATGAGAAAGCTCTCATCATTCAGGACGCCATCCAAGCCCTCCACCTCACCGACCTGTCTCAGGCGGTCATGGTGGGTGATCGGAACCTGGATGTACTGGGCGCCCATAAAAATGGCTTGCGCTGCATCGGGATCCTCTATGGGGGCTACGGCACACGGGAGGAATTGGAGTCGGCCAAGGCCGATTGGCTTGCCGCCGATCCGGCGGAAGTGGGAAGGATCCTGCTGGGATGAAAAGGGTGTGGAGGATCTTGCGTGCGCCTTTCCGGCTGGTGGCCTGGCTGGGGCGCAGGTGCCTGAACCTGGCCAGCAAGATCACAGGCGTGGAGTTTGCCCACGGAGAGATGGACGGAGCAGGGTATGAGCACTATGTGGCTCAGTACCTATACAAAAACGGCTATAAAAAGGTCATACAGACCGGAAAAACTGGGGATATGGGGGTGGATCTGGTGGCCAAAAAACACGGGATTTCTTACGCTGTCCAGTGTAAATATTACACCAAACCCGTCTCCGGCGCTGCCGTCCAGGAAGCGGTGGCCGGCATGGCAATGTACGGCTGTCAGCGTGCCATGGTGGTCACCAACAGCCACTTGACGCGAAACGCCCGTGCTTTGGCTTATGCCAACCATGTGACCGTGTTGGAGGATGTGATCCCCGACCACAAAACCTTGGCCGATGTCCTCACCCCTGGCCGTATCATCAGTGTTGCCGTGGGCGTTGTTCTCTTTGTTCTCCTCTTTCCCCGCTTCCAGCGCCCTAACGCCACCGGCTGGGGCATCTATCTGGCGGCCGCCTTGGGATGCTACCTGGTGCCGCGGGTGACCTTGGTGATAGGGGGGCTGCTCTGGCGGCTGGGGAGAGAGCGAAGGCAGAGATAGAAGAACCGAGGGTTCCTGTGGTTCGGTGCGGCGACAGGGTGCAACCCAGAAAAAGACAGAAAAAACAGCAGCGGAAAGGAGTTTGCATTATGAATCGAATCATCACCATTGGGCGTGAGTTCGGAAGCGGCGGCCGTGAATTGGGACGGCGCCTGGCGGAAAAGTTTCACATCGCCTACTACGACCAGGAGATCATCACGAAGCTTGCCCAGCGGATGGATCTGTCAGAAGAATACCTGCGGCAAGTGACCGAGCGCCGCCCCATCATTCCCTTCCCCATCAACGTAGGGCGGAGCTTTTACTTGGCGCCCAATCCGATCTTTGAGCAGAGCATTTCCGCCTACGCAGAACAGCATAAGCTGCTTCGGGAGCTGTCTGAGCAGTCTGACTGCGTGATCGTAGGCCGGTGTGCGGACTATGTGCTCCGAGATCGTAACCCCTTCCGTATTTTCATCTACGCAGATCAAGCCAGCAAGATCAAGCGGTGCATGGAGCGCAAGCCGGCGGAGGAAGATCTGAACCAGCGGGAGATGAAGAAAAAGATGGCGGAGATCGACCGGAACCGGTCAAAATACTATGAGTTTTTCAGCGAACAGAAGTGGGGTGTCCGAGCAAACTATGATCTATTGCTCAACACTACGGACAAGGACATTGAAAAGATGGCGTCCGCTGTCTATGCGTATGTGAAGGAAGCGTTCGCATAAGCAGAACCTGTGCGCAGCTGCACGGGAGCCTGACAGAGCTCACCTGCCGAACCAGACGGAACGGCGAGGAGGCACAAATTCCAGCGCCCTCAGTTGAAGAACATAGAAAACGTGCTGATTTCACTTCCCAAAAGGTGAAATCAGCACGTTTCAGTTGGAGCAGGCGAAGGGAATCGAACCCTCGTAGCCAGCTTGGGAAGCTGGAAATTAAACAGACGAAAACCGTTGATATATCAATATTTTCTCTACGCTTCTTTTTCAAGTGACATACATTTTGACATACAAAGTTTATTGTTAATTTTTTCTCTTGCGGACTCAATCGAGTCATCTGTGGTGTTGGTATAAATGTTCGCTGTTGTTGTTATGTCACTGTGTCCCATCAGGTATTTTGCCACGTTGATGGATACTCCCGCATCCTGCAAATCCGTGCCATAGGTGTGCCGCAAACAGTAGGGGCAGAGGTCATCTGCGGGGTTGGTGGCGATCACGCCTTCGCGTTTCGCGTATTTGAACATCCGGAACATGACCTGACGGATTTTGGACAAGAAAGAGCTGGAGCGCATGGAGCAGGAGGGAGCGGAAGCGGCAGAAAGCACTGCGGATTTCCGGTTCGGGGTAGAACATGAGCAGTAAGACCTACTGGGAGAAGCGGGAGGCGGAAGCTCTGAAGCACTATCTCCAGGAGGAGCAGGAGTACCAGGCACAGCTGCGGGCGATCTATCAGAATATGCTGGACGCCGCCCAGAAGGAGATTGACGCCTTCTACGGCCGCTACGCGGACAAGGAGCAGATCACCCTGGCCGAGGCCAAGCGGCGAGTGTCCAAGCTGGACATTGCGGCCTACCAGCGCAAGGCCAAACGCTATGTGGCCGACAAGGATTTCGGCGAGCAGGCCAATGAGGAAATGCGGCTGTACAACCTGACCATGAAGGTCAACCGGCTGGAGATGTTAAAGGCCAACATCGGCCTGGGGCTGGTCGCTGGCCACGACGAGCAGGAGAAGTTCATGTCTAAAATCCTGCGAGGACGCACGGAGGAGGAACTACAGCGGCAGGCGGGCATCCTGGGCAAGACCGTCCGGAACAACGCCAAACTGGCGGAGACCATCCCCAATGCGTCCTTCCACGGTGCCACCTTTTCCGAGCGCATCTGGGGCAACCAGGCAGCGCTGAAGGCGGAGCTGTCCAAGCAACTGCAGGTGGGAATGATTCAAGGCAAAAACCCTCGTGTCCTGGCCAGGGAGATTCAAAAGACCTTCGGCACCAGCACGAGCAATGCCGAACGGCTCATGCGGACAGAGCTGGCCAGGGTGCAGACGGAAGCACAGCGGCAGTCCTTCCTGGCCAACGGCTTCGAGGAATATACCTTCCATGTAAACCGTGGCTGTTGTTCCGCCTGCGCTGACCTGGACGGCAAACACTTCAAGATCAAGGACATGATGCCGGGCAAGAACGCCCCGCCCATGCACCCGAATTGCCGGTGCTCCGTCAGTGCCTATGAGGATGACGCTGAATATGAAGCCTGGCTGGACTTTTTGGATAAGGGCGGTACCACGGAGGAGTGGGAGCGACGGCTCCAAATCGATCAACCCGGAAGCCCTCAATCTTATAGGCGTTCCTTAAAACAAATTGCGGAGGGGAAAGCCGGCCTTAGCAAGCGACGGAAAAACATTCTTGCGCGCATTCAAAATACAGGCGAGTACCATAGATATAAGCGGGAAGAAATTTCAACTAGAGATCTTGCATATTTGTCTGCGGCGACCGGTCACGAATTTGCATTGTTCAGGAGCAAGAGAGAAGATATCCTTATCAGAGGCAATAGTAGAGCGTGCGACATAGCGGGTGAGCTTGGAGAAGAAATACTTAATAAACATTACAAATGGGTGGCGCATAGTCATGTGGATGGCGGCTTTTTAACTGCGTCGCTGGCGGACAGAGAAACGTTGCGAAAACTCGGACAAAAATCAAGCATTATCGTAGGTATAAATGGCGAGGAAAGGGAATTTTTCCAGTCTGAATTTGATTATTGATTTTTCTAGAAAATTGGCGTAAAATTTAGGGGGGTGACAGTGATGGACAAAAGAAGTATGATGAAATACGCGCTTGCGGAAAGCATAAAAATGATGGGAGAAAAGCTGTATAGTAAGTACAATGATTCTTGTTGTTGTTCTTGCGGATTTCGCGAGGATGGGCAGTTTGTTTATTCATTATGTATGCACACAAAACCGTTTGTTTACAAAATGGGAGATGAAACGCCTTATGAATATGTCGCGACTGTTGTTGTTGATCCGAACACCGGAAATGTTACTCGAGACTATGAAAACAGTAGGCTGCCGCAGTGAAAAGCATCGTGCAAATGTCACGGTGCTTTTTCACACCCATTTTCAGGAGGAAAGGCCATGATTCACATCGTCATTTGCCCGGATATCATCTGCATCACCGGCCACGCTGGCGCAGGACCGCCCGGCCATGACCTGGTCTGTGCGGCGGTATCCACGCTGGTGCAGACCTTTGTCCAGTCGGCGGAGCAGCTGACGGACGCACAATTACACAGCGACATTGCGCCCGGCGGGGCGTTTGTCAGATATGAGGGATCGCCGCAGGTGCAACTGCTGGCCGATTCCTTTTTTGTTGGCGTGCAGGGGGTGGCGGAGGCTTATCCCCAGTGCGTACAAGTCTTAGATCGCCGGGGACGGCGCGCCGAAGCCCTGACGGCGGAAAAACAGGGGGGAAGACCCAGCGAAGAATGGTCAAAAACTTTGAGGAGGTAGAAGCAATGGAAAAAGTTCGGTTTGACTTGCAGTTGTTTGCAGAAGAAGCGCCTGCCCAGGCACAGCCGGAGGGCACTGAACCGCCCGAAGGCCAGGAGCCTGCCCAGGAGCAGGGCGCAGGAGATAAGAAATACACCGACAAAGATGTTGACGCTATCATCAACAAAAAATTCGCCAAGTGGAAAGCGGAACAGGAAGCGGCGGTGAAAAACGCCCAGGAGGAGTCCGCCAAGCTGGCGAAGATGAACGCAGACCAGAAGCACCAGTATGAGATGGAGAAGCTCCAGAAGGAGAACGCGGAGCTGAAGCGTTCCGCCCTGCGGATGGAGCTGGGTAAGACGGCCACCGGCCTGCTGAAAGAGCACAACGTGGACGCCACCCAGGACATTCTGGACTTTGTGGTAGGAGAGAATGCCGAGGAGACCAAGGAGCGGATCGACCGCTTTGTGTCCATCGTCCAGGCGCAGCTGAAGCGCGCCGAAGTGGAGAGAGCCACCGGCAGAACCCCCAAGACCGTACACAACACCGGCAATGCCATGTCTGAGATCGACAAGCGCATTGCGAAATATCAGTAAAGGAGCAGAAAGATGAGACAGAAATTTGACCTCCAGCTGTTCGCGGCTGGCGACAACAACGACCTGCCCGCCCGCAGCTATCAGCTGGAATTCAAGCGCCTGCTGCAGGCGGTATTCAAGAAGCAGAGCTATTTTGCCGACTTCTTCGGCGGCAGCATCGAAGCCATGGACGGCATCCAGGAGAACGAGACCGCCTTCTATGTGAAGACCTCTGACATCCCCTGTGTCTGCGGCACCGGCTATGATAAGACTGCCACCAAGGCGTTCGGCACTGGCACCGGCAATTCCAGCCGCTTCGGCAGCCGCACCGAGATCATCTACACCAACACCCCCGCAAAATACACCTGGGGTTGGAACTTCCATGAGGGCATCGACCGGCACACGGTGAACAACGACTTCGCGGCCGCCATCGCAGACCGGCTGGAGCTGCAGGCCAGAGCGAAGACCAAGGCATTTAACGACGCTCACGGCAAGTTCATCTCCCAGAATGCCGGTCACAGCGAGACGCTGCTGGACTACACCGACGACAATGTGCTGGCGCTCTTCAACGCCCTGAGCAAGTATTACAACAACATCGAGGCCGTGGGCACCAAGCGGGCAAAGGTGTGTGCCGACCTGTACAACGCCATCGTGGATCACAGACTGACCACCACCTCCAAGGGTTCCGTGGCCAATATCGACGAAAACGGCGTGGTGAAATTCAAGGGCTTCCTCATCGAGGAAGTGCCCGATGACCTGTTCCAGACCGGAGAGGTGGCCTACGTCTACATTGACGGCGTGGGCAAAGCGTTCACCGGCATCAACACCGCCCGCACCATTGAATCCGAAGACTTTGACGGTGTGGCTCTCCAGGGCGCAGGCAAGGCCGGTGAGTTCATCCTGCCGGACAACAAGAAGGCAGTTTGCAAGGTGCTGCTGAACAGCGAATACGGCCTGGACAACCTGACCGTCACCAGTGCCCCAAAATGGCGAAGCCATCATCATGACCCTGCCCTCCTGGAAAGCACCCACCACCAACCCAGCCAGACTGCGGATCCCTGCTGACGGCGGGTTGCAGATTACCAGAGGCTCGGCCAATGCGTTTTGGATTAACTTGGCCTATCCAATCAATTGAAAAAGGAGAACAACATGAAAGAAATGATTTGTACGGGTGCGGGGCTGGTTGGCTCCTTCATTGCTGGCCTGTTCGGTGGCTGGGACGCTGGCCTGACCACGCTGGTCATCTGCATGGCCATCGACTACGCCACCGGTCTGCTCTGCGCGGGCGTGTTCCACAAGAGCCAGAAAAGCGCCAACGGAGCGCTGGAGAGCAAGGCGTGTTTCAAAGGGCTTGTGCGCAAGTGCGTCATCCTGCTGCTGGTGCTGGTGGCACATCGGCTTGACCTAGCGCTTGGCGCCAGCTATGTGCGGGACGGCGTGTGCATTGCCTTTACGGTCAGCGAGGTCATCAGCATTGCTGAAAATGCTGGTCTGATGGGTGTGCCGCTGCCCGCCGTGTTGGAACGGGCGCTGGAAGCGCTGAAGGATAAGGCTAACCAGGACGGACGATGAAGGAGGAGTGGACGAAAGGATGAAAATCAGCGAAAAGGGCTTGTCCATGATCGAGCGCTTTGAAGGCTGTTTGCTGAAAGCGTCTAACAAGCTGGATGGTGTATGGACAATCGGTTATGGTCAGACCGGCAGCTACTACGGCAAACGGGTGCGCCGGGGAATGACCACAACGAAGGCTCTGGCACACGCTTGGCTCCGTGACCACAGCATCAAGACTTATGAGGACGCGGTGACCCAGGCGGTCAAGATGCCGCTGAACCAGAACCAGTTTGATGCCCTGGTGAGCTTTGCGTATAACGTGGGCGTTGGTGCGCTCAAGCAGTCCACCGCCTTGCGCAAGCTGAATGCCGGCGACTACGCCGGTGCGGCGGACGCCCTGACCATGTGGACGAAGTACAACGGCAAGGTGCTGGCTGGCCTGGTACGGCGGCGGAAGGAAGAACGGGCCTTGTTTCTGATGCCCGTAACACAGGCCAAAACCACCAACACCGACCTGCTTCGCAAGGGGGACAAGGGCGATGACGTCAAGCTGCTCCAACACCGGCTGAACCTCTTGGGCTGGCAGCTCACCGAGGATGGCATCTGGGGCGTGCAGACGGACAGCGCTGTGAGAGGCTACCAGTACCGTGCCGGTCTGACCGTGGATGGCATTGTAGGAGCAAAAACCAGGGCGGCGCTCATCCGAGACGCAATCCTAGCCCGCGCGGCGGAAATCGGTGCATACATGGTCAAGCACAAGTGGCACTGCAAGGACGCCACCTACAAGGCTAAGGACACCTGGACGGCCACCAAGGCGTTGAGCAAGCCTGGCTCTAGCTGCTCCCACTTTGTATCCTGGGTCTTGCAGGACGTGAGCTTGTTGACGGAAGGCAAGCGTATCAGCCACGACAACGGCAAGGTCACCGGCACCGGCAACCTGCTGGGCTGTCAGGTCATCCAGGC